CTTACATTAGTTTTGTAGAGGACTACAGCCCTGTCTATTACTGCATCCTCAAACAGTTCCGAATTTGAACCCATCACAAGATAACGGTTTCCTGTGGTGGAAAACTCGATTACATCTCCAGGTACTACCTCCGTGTTGTACGACAGCATCGCCTGCAGAAAGAATTCCTGAATGAAGGGCTTTGTTACCTGTTCATTTGTATCGAAGTCCAGGAATTCCCCCGTTATATTCCCACTGTCTCTCACTATAACAAAAGAGGTTCCGACTTCTCTCAGAACCTCCTCTATATCTGGGCCAATGGACATTTTTTTTAATCCGAATCAGTAGGAGCGATAACTACCAAGTTTCCGTCATCATAGGTTACATCCTGCCCATAATCGTCATAGTTAAAACCTGCATCTATCACCGTGCCAAAAATATGTGTCTTGCTTATACCGTTGAATTCCTCAGAGGGTGCAATTGCAAAAGGGTTCTCCTTCTTAAAGGTGTTCCACTCCTGGTCCATCATTCTGACCAACTGCCTAAAATGTTCAAAGCGGTTCTGAAGGTTGATTTGTTTGAATTTGAATTTATAAGCAGACTCACCACACAACATGGCAAAAATGTGGCGCTTCGATCTGTTCTTAATCCAGTAATCTTTTAATGTGGTAGACAAAGGGAATGTCCACCCTGTTTCACTCGCCGCCAGAGCCACAGCATTGTCGATATCGTCAGGAAGGGTTATCCTTGTCTTTAATTCCCCAATCTCTGACTCTACCTGATCTTTACACTGAGTCTCGGTAAGGCTCATTTAAAGTTTTCTCCTCTTTCCCACCAACTGTACAACAGGTGCGGAAGTATGGATAGAAGATCCCTGAGTAGTTGAAGAAGTCTCAGGGGAAGGAATGTTGGTTGTTTCCTTTTTTACTAACTCCTCCGTTCTCTTTCTGACATCCTCAAGAATGGGATCGACAGGGGGAAGTTCTGGTTCATAGTGCTTTCTGATCGCCCTGTCAAATTTGGGTTTGGGCTCCTTACCAACTACAACACAAAATATGGATCCCATTTTAAGTTCTCGTTGAATTTCAGCTGGAAGGGGAGGATAGACGATCTCCCCCTCCAGCCAAACTTTCTGTGAAGCTCCGTGTCCAGACTTCAAAGTTTTGAGCATTTTTACAGGTTCGTTATACATACGATTGTCCTCCTTAAGAGTTTTTTCCTCAACAACCAACTTGTCCACAATTGCGTAACTATTAAGCAGCAGTCGTGGTGGTCGTGGTCGAAGAAGAAGTAGTCGTGGTGCTGGTGCTGGTCAGGGTCTCGGCGTAAGTCGAAACCACGTCCAGAACGTACAGAGCATCACGTTGGACAAGGATTGGAATCCCCTTGTCTTGAACACGGATCCACAAACCTTCAGGATCCCACTCTTCCTTCTGATCGGGGAACATGCCGTAATGACGGGCATTCCCATAGGGAGCCTGCATGTACATTCCGATCGGTTGTCCATCGACGCTCGGAGCCATCATCAGGAATTTGTCATCAGGGACAAATTTGCGGGGCATGGTAATGTAGTCTTCCCCCGCCTTGTAGCTCGAAGCCGGCGTCCTGTTGACTTGGACAGCACTGGTTTCAACGTCAATGGATTTGATGTAGGTGTCTTCATAGGTCCCTGCACTGGCATCCCAAAGACGGATTTTGTTTCCAGTTACCAAGTCAGAAACATCATCCACGGTAAACCAGGTTGTGGAACCGCCAGTTACGGCAGAGGTCAGGTAGGCACGAATTTCGTACATACCGTCCCAACAGATGAAGTTGTCAATGTTGAGCAGCTTGCCCAGGACCTGGGGATTCACACCAACAACATCGTGCAAATTCCCAGTGTAGAGATTTCCGATACCAGCACCGAACTTGGCCTGTTCCAGAATTCCCCTGATGGTTGTGTCGTTGGCAAGATATTTCAGCACTGAGGAATTGAAAATGGCAGTGGTAACTCTCCCACCGCAGTCGTCCTCGATCTTCTGCTTGCCATCCTGAATGTCGCTGATTATGTTCTTGCTGCCCCCATTGTTCCAGTTGTAGGCAGTAGCCAGCGTTACTCGATGATCGCTGGGGATGCCATAATTCAGGGTAACCTTGTAGCCCGCAGCAACTTCATAGGTAAACCCGTTGTTGAAGAACATCTGGGAGAACATCCATTCCTTTCGCCGTTTGTTGCGATTGCCCAATTGAGCTAGCTCAGCAGCAACCTTCCTCGCCGCCGTCATGTAGGTCTCGGTCGTACCGGGTTGACGAAGGTTGTTAAGTAACTCCTCGTCGAAGTTCATCTTTTCTTTCCAGTAGGCCGCCTCGGCAGCGTGTTGTGCGATGCCCATTGGCTGGGTCACCGGAGCAGGGGCACCAGGAGCAACGAAGGGCGCCAAGCCCCGTCCACCACGATGGCTCTCCCACTTGACCGAACTCGATGGAGCATTGATCGTGGGGAAGAGGTTGGAGAAATAAAGATCAGGAGGCCCCGTAAATGCAGTGTAATACCCGATCAGGGTTTGGAGCCTCAAAATTCCAATGTCAGAAGCACCTCTCGGCATAGGTTTTCACCTCCTTTCTTTTTTTATTTTATGAGCAAGTACTGGCCGAACACGCTGGCACTGATGTCAGTGCGGGCAGCAGCATCCACTTCCGTCAGCATCCCATTGTAAAGCAGGGCATTGCTGAGGATCATGGTCGCCACGGCACCCTTTGCAGAAGACCCCGTTCCAGTATCGACGGTTTTCTCCAGAATGCCAACGCAATCGGAATAGTTGTTGGAACTGTCGCCCTTCTCAACGAACACACAGGCCAAGCGGGCAGTGGTAAAAGCAGTACCACCGATGTTCGTGGTGAAAGTGATCTTGGCTCGGTGGCTTTCACTTGTCCGATCGATTGCGGTGATCGCTCCCTTGTTCTCAGCAGCGGTCACATTGTCATCAATGATCAGATCGTCTCCCACCGCAAACTTGTAACTATCGTTCATGGAAACATAAACGTAGTTGTCTGTGGTTCCCGAGTTGGCAACGAGATAGGCGCGCCCCTTATCGGAGCTACCGATTGTGGTGGGATTGTAGGGAAGAAACTTCCCCTTCCCGCCGGCCGCCGAAAGATTCTTGCACAGAGCTTGCCCTTGGGGCAGCACACCGTAACCGGCCTGCAAGGTGATCTGGACTTTCAGTGCGGCTTCTGGCTCGCTGAAATACAGCTTCTTGTAATCCGACTGCACACCATACTCAACAGCAGGAATGTCAAAAGGACCCGGCATAGTTTTTTCACCTCCTTCCAAATTTGGAATAAAAATAGATTAAATCTTGTCCACAGCAGTCAGACCCACAAGCTGCCGAAGCTCATTCACAGCCTGAAGGGTCTCTTTGTTCTGCTTCGCGGCATCCTCAGCCCCAATTTCATTTCCAGTAGAGCCGAGTCCGAGAGCCTCCTGAGAATCCGAGAGTTTCAGCTTTCCCCAAAATACGATCTCAGAATCCAGGGCCTTACCAAAAGCCTCTCGATCCAGAACCCCGTCCTTCATGAACTTCGAATGGGGAACCAGGTCTCGCACCTTCTTATGGAGCGACTTGGGAATGTTGGACGAAGAAAGCTTTTCTGAGCAGATCAGATCCACCTCGTTTGTAAGCTCCTTGTCCTTCAATTCCTGAGAAAGCTTCTGGTTGTCCTCCTCGACCTTTTTCAGACTGGTCGCCATCGCAGCAACAGAGTCCGTAAGGGACTTGATCGAGGTACTCAGAGCATCCACAGCCCCCTGCTTCCCAAGCTCGATGATCTCGGTAAACAGGTTGGGGTGTTTCTCCCTCAATTCTTTCAGATCCATGACTTCTTTCACCTCCTCTCCTTCATTAGTTTTTTGATCAGAGAGGGAAACCCTCTCTTCCGTATATTCGACATCTTCGGTAACATCATGGGAAAAGGCCGATGCACTGGTCTTGCTGTCCCAACCGAAGACGCAGACGGACATTTCTCTGAATGTGCTTTTTCTCCAGATGGAGCCAGGGCCCTTAAACTTGTACCCATTAACTTCTGAAAAGGCTCCCTCTTCCACTCTTTCAACTACAGTAGGCTTTGCGGAAATACTAGATTGATAGGGAAATCCATCCTTTGAAAGTTTGATGAATTCTTGTGCTGCAGGGGTATCAACAAATTGTGTATCTTCGGGAGCCATGAGCTTTCCATCTTTTATCTCAGGCTTGCTCATGTGGGCAATTTTGAGAGAATCATTGTGGTTCTCAAGAATAGGGTAACGCTTTTGAGAGAATTCCATCCCAGCAAGATCGATTGATAGATTGCCCCACCACCAATGATCTTTTATTACCCCTCCTGAATAACCGACCATGTTTATGCGGGAAGGTTTCTGTTCTCCCTTGCCATCATCTGCAAATTCCAGATAAGCATGGCAGCCAGGTTCAACAAATCTCAATGCTCCTTTCGGGATCTTTTGTGTTGTAGGCATAGAAATCTCCTCAGACATTTTCGAATTTGCGACCCTTATAGCTTTCCCTTCACAATCCCCACCACCTGACTTCTGACAGCTTTCAAGTGTGGCATTTGCAATTGCCGCCCACTTTCTTTTTTTAGCTTCAGTATCCGCCTTCTTTGTATGGGCTGAAGCATCCTTAGCTGTCCAGGGCACTTTAAATCCTCCCCCAAATCAAATTTGCTAAATAAGATGATACAGGAGAAAGGTCTATTTGTAAAGACCTTTCCTCTAAATATCAACAACATGCAGTTTAGCATCTACTTCCCAAATATTACCCAGAGAAGTTACAGCCACAAATGTAATTTTGTATGGAGAGGAGGCTACCAATCCCCCTTTGACGGTGGTCTTTAAATAATAACCATCCACCGCCTTTCCTGACAATATTGAATTTGCAGCATTTCCATCCTTATCAACAGCATTAATAGAACTGCTGCCGACTATGATTGTCTCTCCCGTAAGAAGGACAGTGTTAAATTTGCCAGCAATAACAAACTCCTCCGCTGGCTGCTTAAAGAAAGGCAGTAATGAAGGTTTAGTGGCCATATCTGTTGCTCTCACCTCCTCAAATGTAATTGTGGTTTCCACATGCTCAAAGGACGTAGATGCTTCTACATGCTCAAAAGATGTTGTGGTTTCCACATGCTCAAATGTTAGGAATATATCACCTACTGGTTCCGTAGTAGTTGTACTTGAACTTGAAGAAGTTGTGGAAGTTGTAGAAGTTGTAGTGGAAGCTGTTTCTCCAGTTTGAGTAGTAGTGGAAGTAGAAGAGGTTGAAGTGGTTGTGCTGTAAGTTGAAGAAGTACTAGTAGTTGAACCTGTACTAGAAGTAGTCGAATGAGTTGAGGTTGTAGAGCTAGAGGATGACGTTGAAGTTGTGGAACTTGTGGTTGAGGTTGATGTTGACGTTGACGTTGTGGAACTTGTGGTCGAGGACGAAGTAGTGGTAGTTGAAGAACTACTTGTGGTACTATATGTTGAAGTAGTGGAAGCAGTTGTCGAGGTGCTACTTGTAGAAGAACTACTGGTGGACGTAGTTGTAGTGGTTGAAGTACTGCTTGTGGTAGAGGTTGATGAACTGCTGGTAGTTGTAGTTGTTGTGGTTGTTGTGGT